CAATTGACAATAGAGTACAGGCTGGGTGTCGGGTTTGACATAGAGTTCCCAGACAGTCGAGCAATGTGGACGTATAACGAACGCACACGGGTCGTAGAGGCTATGCCCTTCATGGGTACAGTGCTACACTTGCCGCTGTGTATTGTGACATACGGTAGAGTATATGAGGTTATAGACGAATGAGTAAAATAAAAGAACACATGTTAGGTTATGAAGTAAGCGACTGGATAGAACCACAGGCGCACGTAATGGTTGACGAACTGGTCGAGTATCAGGTATACTGTATGTCCTTATCTGAGCTGACACAGCGAGTCATTAAGCAGGTTAGGGAAGAGTATTATAGCAATCCTTATAACGAGATGGTAAGAAAACATAACGAGGTGTTCAATGAGTAGGTGCAAAGCATGTGACGTTATCCTTAATGAGTATGAATTGAAAAAGAAAGACAGAAATACAGGCTTACATTTAGATTTATGTAATGGTTGTTTGCTACATTCCAATGAAGCATTACATGAAAGTGAAGAACCAATACAAAAAGAGCTTGACAGTAATTCATTTGGCCCTTATAATACTTAGGTAAGCAAAGGGAAATGTTTAAGATTAATAATTAAAGAATAATCAAACGATCCTTAGGGGTCATAACTAGAGGCAGTAACCATGGCAGTATTAGAAGGATTAGTAGCGTTTGAGAACCTTGACGAGCATGAGATGTATCAGGGCCAGTCAACAGGTAAGTACTCGTTGGTACTCAGCCTAGACGAGCCAACATCAGATCATCTAACAGCTTTAGGTGTCAAGCTCCGTGAGTATGAGGGCGTTAAGCAGCGCAAGTTCAGCACCAAGTACGATGTTCCAGTGATGGACGCAGAGGGCAACACCTTCAAAGGTCGCATTGGTCGCGGTTCCAAGGTGCGTATCATGTACGCAGAGGGCGCACCCCATCCGGTACATGGAACCAGCACGTACCTTAATAAGATCAAGGTGCTAGAGGTCGCAGAACAGGAAGGTGGTGAGGACTTCTGATGACAGACGAGTCAACATTTGTACAACATGAGTCATGCCCTTCGTGTGGCTCATCTGACAATCTGGCTCGTTATAGTGATGGACATGCAGTCTGCTTTTCTGGGGGCTGCACCCATTACGAACACGGCAATGGACAGATTGGTAAACCAGTAGAACGTAAACCAGCGAGGTCACTAGAGATGACAGGTACAGTAGCAGCAATTAGTGACAGGCGTATCTCACTTTCAACGTGTAAGAGATATGGCGTTACCGTAGAGTACGACCCGACAGGTGTTATATCTAAGCACCACTACCCTTACTATGATAAAGACACAGGCGATGCAACAGGCACCAAGGTTCGTATCGTAGATACTAAATCATTCTATGCGACAGGAGGTTTTGATAATGCGGGTCTCTTCGGCCAACAGGCGTTCAAGGGTGGCGGCAAGTACATTACGATCTGCGAGGGCGAGGCAGACGCAATGGCTGTCAACGAAATGTTTGACGGCAAGTGGCCCGCAGTCTCCATCAGATCAGGAGCAACAGGTGCAGCCAAGGACATCAAAGCCAACCTAGAGTGGTTGGAAAGCTTCGACAATGTGGTCATCTGTTTCGACAATGACAAGGCAGGCACAGAAGCAGCCAAGGCAGTGCTTAATCTCTTCACCCCCAACAAAGCTAAGAACGTCACGCTACCTATGAAGGACGCGGGCGAGATGCTTAAGGCTAACAAGGTCGCTGACTTTGTTAAGGAGTGGTGGAACGCTAAGGCATTTAGACCTGATGGTATTGTGTCCGGCTTAGACACATGGGATTTACTGCAAGAGCAGAAAGATGTTAAGTCCATACCCTACCCGTGGGAATGTTTGAATGCCTTTACCTATGGCTTTAGACGTAAGGAGCTGGTCACTATTACTTCAGGCTCCGGTATGGGTAAGAGTCAGATCATGCGTGAGCTAGAGCATTACCTTATTAAGAACACGAACGACAACGTAGGTATCCTAGCACTAGAGGAAGACATACCCAAGACTACGTTAGGTATAATGTCAATAGAAGCTAACAAGGTACTGCACATTCCAGAGGTACGGGCAGGGGTAACGATAGAGGAAGAGCGTGGTTACTGGGAGCGTACCTTTGGCTTAGACCGTCTACAATTACTGGATCACTTCGGTAGTACCAGTGAAGATGATCTGTTAGGACGTATACGTTACATGGCTAAGGGCCTTGACTGTCAGTGGATAATCTTGGATCACCTTAGTATTGTAGTTAGTGATCAGTCTAATGGTGATGAGCGTAAGGCTATTGATTCTATCATGACTAACCTCCGCAAGATTGTACAAGAGACAGGCGTTGGTTTGTTCCTAGTGTCACACCTACGTAGACCGTCAGGTCAGAAGGCGCACGAGGATGGTGGTAAGATTAGTTTAGGTGAGCTACGTGGCAGTGCTGCTATTGCCCAGCTAAGTGACATGGTGATTGGATTAGAGCGTGACCAACAACACCCTGATGCTACGATCCGCAACACTACTACTGTCCGTGTCCTGAAGAACAGGTTTGCCGGATTGACAGGGCCAGCTTGTTACTTGTACTATGATAATGAATCAGGCCGTATGATTGAGACAGCCTGCCCAGCATCGGATGACAAAGCGGAGTTTTAAATGCGACAGTTTGTTTTTGACATTGAGGCTAATGGTTTAGAGCCTACTCAGGTGTGGTGTGTTGTGCTGTATGAGATAGCTACCAACAATACTCTTGTCTGTTACAATAGGGTTCAACTACTGTGCCGACTTAACGGTACAGGTGATCACAATGCTCCAATGGAACCAGTAGAGTTGATAGGACATAACATATTAGCCTATGATATACCAGTGTTGGAACAACTGTGGGGCATATCTTTTGCAGGACATAAACTGACAGACACTTTAGTCATGTCACGTTTAGCAGAACCTTCGCGCTTAGGCGGTCACTCGCTAGAGAACTGGGGTACTATCTTAGGACAACCGAAAGGAGAACACAGTGATTGGGATAATTTTTCGCAGGATATGGTGGAATACTGTAAGCAAGATGTTAGAGTTAATGAACTGGTGTACAAGAGATTACTTTCTGAGCTTAGTGGTTTTGGAAGTGAAAGTATTAGCCTTGAGCATCAAGTACAGGACATTATTGCTAGACAGATTAAAATAGGTTGGACGTTAGACCAAGAGAAATCTTTTATCTTGTTAGCTGAGTTAAAGGAAAAGAAGTATGACCTAGAGGATGAAGTACATACAGTCTTCAAACCTTTACCTACTTTTATAAAACAAGTATCACCTAAGATTAAGAAGGACGGCACTATGTCAGTAGTAGGGCTGAAGTTTTTAGGAGACAGTTGGGAAGTAGTAAGCGGTGAGTTTAGCCGTATTGACTTTCCAGAGTTTAACTTAGGTTCACGACAGCAGATAGGGAGATACCTACAATACTTTGGCTGGAAGCCACAACAGTTCACTGAGACAGGACAGGCCATCGTAGATGAGGCAGTGCTAAGTAAGGTGACAGGTATACCACAAGCGTCATTGATAGGTGAGTACCTAATGATACAGAAGCGTATCGCACAGGTACAAAGCTGGCTAGACGCAGTTAAGGACGATGGTAGAGTACACGGGTACGTTAACCCCTGCGGAGCAGTGACGGGCCGCATGACCCATTCTAGTCCCAACATGGGGCAGGTTCCAGCAGTCTACTCACCCTACGGCAAGCAATGTCGTGATGTGTGGACAGTACCGGAAGGTTACAAGCTGGTGGGTATGGATGCAAGCGGGCTTGAGCTACGTATGCTGGCTCATTACATGAACGATGAGGGATACACTAATGAAATACTCAACGGAGATATACACACGGCAAACCAGTTGGCTGCGGGCCTTGAAACTAGAGATCAAGCAAAGACTTTCATCTACGCTTTTCTTTATGGGGCCGGAGATGCCAAGATTGGGAGCATCGTTGGAGGAAACAAGCGTGATGGTAAACGACTTAAGGAAAAGTTCCTTGCAAATACGCCTGCTCTTGGAGAGTTACGAACACGAGTTGGAATGGCGGCTACAAGAGGCTATGTTTATGGCTTGGATAGGAGAAGGATCACAATACGATCAGAACACGCTGCATTAAATAGCCTATTACAGTCAGCAGGCGCGATAGTAATGAAGAAAGCGTTGTGTTTGCTTGACGAGTATGCTATACTATGGGGTATAGACTATAACATATTGGGGAACATACACGATGAAATCCAGACAGAGGTCAAGCAAGAGAGAGCAGAGGTTTTCGGAAGGTTGGCAACAAGCTGTGTTGAAGCTGCCGGACTGTACTACAAACTCAACTGCCCTCTCGCAGGAGATTACAAAGTTGGAAACACATGGGCAGACACACACTAAACACCAGTGTTATTCCTGCGGAGTATCGTTAAGTTCAGGAGATAACTGGGCACCTTCTATGTCTGATAGAGGACAGAGGATGTGCAAAGGATGTTTTAATGTTAAGCATAACAAAAAAAATGGGCCTACCAGAATGTATGTTAACGGTAAGTACATTCCAAAGACACACCCACTGTACAAGTCAGGACGTTACAAAGGGTTTGAGGATGCAGCCTTCAGCTCCCTTGAGAACTTCAAGGACAACCCACAGGGTCAGGTGTATATAATCACGAACCCTGCGTGGGAAGGTTGGGTAAAGGTAGGCATGGCAGTAGATGCAAATGATAGGGCTGGTGGTTATCAAACATGCTCACCCTACAGGGACTACGAGATAGCATACGTTGTAGATACAGAAGACCGTAGAGCAACAGAAGCAGAAGCACATAGAAGGTTAGGTGATATCTTTGAACAACGGAACGAGTGGTTCAAGTGTGACGTAGAGATAGCTAAACGCTGGGTAGATTCAGTGATTGGAGATTACGATGAAGAAAGGTAAACCCTTTGACAAATGTTTTATTGATGCTGATTCCCTTATCTATCGCATAGCTATGAAGGGCGTTAGTTTAGAGACAGCTAAGAAGTATTATGATGAGGAGATAGAGAAGATAGGCTGGGACACTTGCAGTAGTGAAGTGTTCGTAGCTGTCAAAGGCTCAGGTAACTTTCGTTATGAGATAGCTGAAGATTATAAGAACAACCGCAAACAACAAGGTGAAAAAGACCCTGATCCTAGGCTTACGAAAAGGCGTAAGGCAATCAACGAGTACGCCTATAGCTTAGGCCACCATAAGTCAGACGGGTGTGAGGCAGATGATATAGTAAGCATCTGGGCGCAGGAAGCATTGGACGCTGAAGAACACTTTGTCATTGCTCATATAGATAAAGACATTGACATGGTGGAAGGTTGGCATTATAACTACAACAAAAAAACTTTATACCACACAAGTAAAGAACAAGGTCACTACAGGATGTGTTTACAAATGCTTACTGGTGACTCTACTGATAAGATTCAAGGGATTGTAGGTGTAGGTATTAAGACAGCAGAAAAGCTATTGGATGAAGTCCCTGCTGTTGAGATGATAGGTAAAGTACAAGAGGCTTGGGAGAAAGCACATCCTGATGACTGGAACGAAAGGTTAGAGGTTTGTTGGAACTTGCTATACATGAGGCGTAACTGGGACAGCTTCCACAGACTGACTATAAAGGATGAACTCAATGGCATCTTTTAGATCAGGACTGGAGAAGAAGTTATCAGAGAAACTAGACGGACAGTACAAGTTTGAACCTTACGGACTGCCCTATACCACACACAGGAAGTACCTACCGGACTTCGTACACGAAGACAAGGCAGTGCTGATAGAGTGCAAAGGTTTCTTTAGAGTAGGTGACACAC